AACAAAACGAGAGTTGTAGCCTTATTTGACTACTTCTCTCAGGCTCTCCTTAAACCTCTGCATAAATACTTGCAGAAGATTACTGAGAACTTACCGAACTCTTATGTGTTCGATCAAGATAGAGGAAGGGAATTAGTGAGAAAATTCACCGAAGACCCTAACTCTAGCCCAGAATCAAAGGACGCATCAAACTGGACAGATAGGTTCCCTATGGAACTCCAAATGTCAGTATTAAAGCAATTGTTTAATGAACAATATGCTAAACGCGTACGTCATCTTTTAGTCCACAGAGATTTTAAAATCTCCGGGAGCGACGACAAAGTGATGTATGGCGCAGGTCAACCAATGGGAGCTTATCCAAGTTTCTCGTTGGCGCATCTGACTCACTGTCTGTATGTTTATTGGAAATTCTCCAGTAATGGGGAAGATCCAGCTAAAGACACAGCAGTTTGCGGTGATGATGTGTGTTTTAGAAATAATTCTAAAGGGACACAAGCTTATACTAAAGGAATGGAACACTTAGGTGTTCAATTCTCTAGTATCAAAGGATATTCTTCTAGTGCGAGCACTATTAGAATTGCCGAATTCTGTAGACGTTTATACATCAACGGAACTGACGTTTCTCCTGTTTCACCTAAAGTAGCAACTTTAGTCGCTTCAGATTTTAAATACGCCGGACTTCTAGAATCCTTCATGGATGATAGTAGTTTTATGCGGTTGATACTTAGTTATCCAGATAAGTATGTGAGTAAAGCACTAATGCTTTATTCACTGCCAAGATTCATGACAGGACTTAAACGTGAGTTTAAGCCAACCGACCCTAGAGCGGCAACCATTTTCAATTTTGAGAATGATCCCATAAGAAGACAGAACATCTTAAGATGTTTGTGCTTACATGAGCTCTCGCTCCTTGTTCACGAACAAAGGCGCATACGGTCCGATGCATACTTCGATGCCATTAGTGGCATCGGAGATGGAAACAATGAATCTAAACTGGATCCTATGACTGTCGTCAAAGCAATCCAATCATCTAGACACTCGCGAATCTATCAGTCAATAATGACTGATGATTCATTTATCGACGTTTTGAAGTCCGCGGACTTCATTAAGAGCTTTCCAGACCGACTTATAGAAGTCGAATCAGGAACAATACATCCATCACTGGTTGTATTACTCTCAATAATGTCAGAAACAATGTTTGCGCCTCGCAAGGCGCTTCCAGCGTTTATTGACTATAAGGGTTCTGGTCCTGGTGGTCTCCTTCAAATGCATGAAATTCGATCCCTCGAAGATCTTACAGATGAAGATATTGAACTGATGATCCAGCCTTTAAAGGCTGCGATAGTTTGTTCAGAATCATTTGCAGAAATCCCTGTGCAAGTAATGCAGAGAGACAATGAAATGAAAAAGAAAGTAGCACTCGTGCTATTTAGCACCGGGACACGCGTTATAAAACGAATCCTGGAATACTCTCGCAAGAGTATTGAAGAACGAACGTTCATATAGACAAACGTTCTTAACGAATTATAATCCTTGATTGGGAGTGTTGTCGAGCACTCAAAATCACGATATTACCGA